AAACGTCAGCAGTGTGCAGCTATGTTTACTGCCTTTGTCCATGATCTAGAGGGTATTGACTTAATCAGTTGGCGGCGTATTATTTTCCGTTTCACTAGTTACATCAGTATTTATTTTCCCTGCATTATCAAGCTTGCGGGCATCACTGTCTAGTATTAATTTTTTCTTATCGAGCATTTCATTATCCGATGCATACTCCGTAAAATGTACATCGGGATCAGCACCACTCTCTCTAACAACCTCACTTAATGTTTTGAAACCATTTCTAACTGCAATTTTATTTGCCGCAACTTCTTTTGCGGGATCAATCATTTCTCTTTTTGGAGCTGTAAACATTGGTCTAGCATTTGGCGCGGCCTCTCCAATTAATTCAAGAGAATTTTTAAACCAATTAAACACAGGCCGTAAAAATTGATTAATCATAATATTTGCTCGCCAAGTGTCAATATTACGCTGCATTTCAATCCAACCCATTCGACCTGCCGAGAAATTTACGTCAGATAAATCCCCAGTTAAAGACTCGTAAGTAATACCAAGGCCCGCCGCAATCGATCTTAAAACAACTGAGGTATACTCTTTATAGTTATCGGCCCCTGGGGGATCAGATAATTCAATAGTTTTTCCCGGCGGTAAAATTTCTATAAGACCCGGCTCCATTTTTTCGCCAAGCTCTGTTTGCTCTTTAGTTTCCTCATCGTCGTCAATACCCTCTAGATCATGGACAAAGGCAGTAAACATAGCTGCACACTGCTGACGTTTTAATTGAGCATCCTCATACAAATCAAAATCTCTCAACCTTATAATATCAGGAGAGAGCCAAGGCATACCTGTTAATTGTCCAGGCCGGTCTACCCTATATAAAAATAAAATCTCACTAGCATCGATCCGTATAGTATCAAAAGTGTTTTGAATATTTATATTAATATTACCAGGATGATTTTTAAATAAATGATAAGCAACTACTTTTCCGCCGGGATCAACTTCCACTCCCTCTATAATGACATTGCCATTATCTAAAACTCGATTAATTTGATTAGTTGCTATGAAATCGCCCTCTAATATTTGTAATTGAATAGGCGGCAATTCAAGTCTAGTCCCATTATCAGTAGTGAAAAAACGTCTATTAACTCTCCGTATTCGTACAAGTACGTCACCACTTTCGACAACTCCTCTCATTAAAAGCCTTTGCATTCCCGCTAAATTATGAATACCCTCAAAATCACAAGCGGTTGTATTGGCCCAGGCCTTCCAAATATTATTTATTCTTTTTTCTTTTGTACTTATTTCGGATCTCATATCTAATTTAATTTGAGTCATAATCCCACGGCCAATAACATTATTGGCAATTACTTGAATGCCACGAGCAGCATATGGGTTATTTCTAACTAAATCTCTTGAGCGATTTCTAACTGTAATTTTACTACCTGCGATTTCAGCATTTGCAGTCCCGCCGGTAGTAATCCAACCCGCAGTACGACGTCCCCTATCGGCTCCTTCATACTTTCGAGATAAATATTCATTATAAATTTTTGCTTTTTTTCTTTTTAATAAAGATCGGGGAGAAAAAAATCCGACAGTCCTATCAAACCAATTTAATCTAATTTGTAATTTACTTTTTTCCATTAAGATGTACCCTTACTAGACTCGCAAAGTATTCGACCGCCTCGCTTAACTTTGCCCAATTCTTTTTCAATTAATTGTCGTGCTCTCATTAAATCGTCCATAGATTTATAAACTACAGTCCGATCATTGTACTCAACTCGCATTGCTCCCGATGCAATTGCAGTTTTAATCTTAATTAAGTCGGCGGTTGTCCAGTTTCCATTTATATCAGGCATTTTTACCTCATGTAAATTGTGATTTCCTACGTTTTAGTTTAGGTTTTTGTATCTTAATTGCAACTTTTTGCTCATCTTTGTCGCTTTGTTTCCCTGATATTACACCGACCTCATCCTCAAGTCGAGTCCACTTATCGTCTTTGTATCGGTCCATTCCGACGAGGCTCGCTGCGGCACGAGCATAAACCCGGCAATCGAGTTGCTCATTACGGCCATTGGCCACCCATTCATATTTCTTTTTTCCTTTGACCCACTTAATCTCAAGAGTTTCCGAGGTCAATCTTTTAAAATGATCCTCGTCGTACTGCGGGAAATAACAAAAACCATAAGGAGTCTTTTCATTTTCGGTAGGTTGGTCAAGTTTGAGCCAACCATAAAGCTCTTGTTTTATTATTGATACGCCAACTATAAAAAGTTTAAGGGCCCGTCGTTTTGTTTTTTTATTTTTTAATTTTATGTCAACGGTTTTAGGTTGGGCCAACATAGTTGACATAAAGTCCTTACCTTTAATCGCTACAACTTTTGAAATATGAAATTGTCTAACCCATGAGTAAACTGTTTGAGTATTCCAACCCGAATCTATTGCCATTAATTTAATTGCCATGTCTGAGCCTTTAGCGGTCTCCCATAGCTCGCCAAGCATTGAATGTAAATGTCTCCAAGGCTCATTATCAATTGAACTTGTATCCCCGTAAAAAACTCGATAATCTATAGACCATGAGATTTTATTACGGCCCCAACCTACCAGCTCACACTCGATACGGTCGGCCTGAATGTCGACTCCCGCAGTTAAAAAACAAACTCCATTAGGGAGCGTGTTCATTTCATAAGTTTCCCGCCTTAAATATAATTTTTTCCACTCTGGGGCCTCGCCCTTATCTTTCCAAGTCTCCCCCAAAACAGTATTGATAAATGTTTTTAATTTTTCTATATTTTTTGGATTGTTTGCATCCTCCCACTGTCTAACAGCATCCTCCCAACTAAACCAACCTACCGGGGAGTACAACCCGCTCAAGTGATAACCGATTAATTTTTTATGTCTACTTTCAGTAGTTGCTCTCCACTCTCCTCGCTCAAGCATTTTTGTTTTTTGCCAATTTTGTATTTGGTATTCACACTCCTCACATTCATAATAAACCGTATCGGGTTTTGTTTTCTCCCATTTTATTTGTTGCCATTGGAGCCATTGGAAATGATCACATTCGGGACAAGGTACAAAATATTTTCGTTGGTCGGTCTTGTTAAAATTATTTTCGATCTTAGATCGATCCTCAATAGTCGGAGTCTAAACATGGAAAATTTTTTTTCTACTAGAAAAAGTATCGGTACGTTTTTTAGCTAGATCAATAGGATCTCCCTCGCCCTCGACGTCCCCAGGATAAGCGTCCTCCTCGTCAAAAAATAAATATCTAACCGGCATTGATCGTAGGCCCGCTGCGGAGTTGGCCCCGGTTAAAGCGATAATACCGCCGGGAAATTCTTTGAGTAAAAGTGTATTGCCTGAGTCTCTTGATTTTGCATCTTTTACTTTTGCTTTTAACCTGGGACAATCGTCAATTAAGGGTTGTAATCTAATCTTTGAATTTTTCTTAGCATCGTCAACCCTAGGCATGACAGATAAAATAGGACCGGGAGCATAGTCGATAATATATCCGATCCAATTATTTCCACATTCAGTACCGCCAACTTGAGTACCTTTCATAAAAACAATTTCAGTATACTCTGACAGCACACTGAGGTTGTCCATGATCTCTTTTAGAAAAGGAGTCCTCGCCGTATTCCACACTCCCGACTCTGCACTTGCAACTTTTGATAAAATTCTATAACGGTCGGCCCATTCGGAAACCGTGAGTATGGGATCGGGTTTTAATCCCTCAAAGAAAAAATTAGTATAAACCTCGGGCGCGGCTAAACTCATAAAGGACAATCACATTCATATATGGGTTTTCTACAAATATCGCATGGACAGTTTTCACTTTTATCAATTTCAATATCTAAATCTCGCTCGTCAGTTGGTGCGGGATATAATTTTTTACTCTCAATATATCCTGACATTAAAGCACAGTAATTTGCTAAGTCATGTAGGGTATCCTGTACACTCTCCTCTTTTACTAATAACTCTCCCTTTTGTACAAAGCTTATAATCCTACAAAACTTATCAGTCATGCGAGTAAGAAAACCTTGCTCAGTTGAGCAAATACCTAATTGATCAACTCGATTGAAATTGCCAAAAGGATCGGGATCGTTTCCCGTATACTGCATTTTTTACTTTAGTAATCTCAACCATTTTCTCGCAAAACTCTTTATGAAATTTTAAGTACTCATCTTTTGTCATTTTTTCTCTCCTATAATTCGATCAAGAGCATCGGTCAACTCTCGGGTTAATCTAATTTCTAATTTATGTGGGTCGGTTTCGGCAGCGAGCTCATGAGCGAGACGGGTCGGCAAACTCATAAGGGCGTCTCTTATTTTTCTACCATTTTCAAAAGCTTGTCTTTGTACTTTGTCGACCTCGACAAGGTTTCCCGCTTGCTCCAAATATTTTAATTGAGAGAGCCGCGCCTTATAGACCTTATCCTGCCTTTCAGCATCGGCCAAAGTGAGACCCTCATACATTTTCGGCTCAACTTTAACAGGTTTTGGATTAAGCTTTTTCTCTTTTATTTTCTTAGCTTTGTCCGAGGCTTTTGCATCGATATTTTTTTTCCACTCTTTTGTAGCCGTTGGCCCATGTACCATTTTTATTTTCCCGATCATATGGGTTGTTATTTTTCCCTGCTTACCTGCATAGGAAATTACTTGGCGAGTGACTCCCATAAGCTTGGCAAATTCAGTCAACTTTAGATAACCTTTGCGACTCATAATAACCGACCCGTAAACACTGTCAAAAAATTAGAAATTAGATTAACCCGAGAGTTGACCGATGCTCTTGATCGAATTATAGGAGAGAAAAAATGACAAAAGATGAGTACTTAAAATTTCATAAAGAGTTTTGCGAGAAAATGGTTGAGATTACTAAAGTAAAAAATGCAG